TGACCAGCAGCGGCCCACGGACCCAGTTGCTTTTCAAGGATTGTGACTTCCCGTTCACCGAATCGTTCCGGCCACAGAAGTGCTCCCTCCCTAGATTCAAGCTCAAGTTGAGCCTCTGGGCTGACGGGGACACGTTCACCGCCTTCTATGACTTCGACTAGGGGTTCTTCATTGTCCGCGAGGCCACGAGGATCGTTCCATCCGATAGAGGTATAAGAATGGCGCTGCCATTCATAACGCATCGGGAGACACAGATGGGTCCACTCGCCGTGATCTTTTGAAGTGATATGCCCGGTAAGGTCTTCTTCTGAAAGACGTTGCTGAATGACCACGAACGCGCCGGTCTTTGGGTCGTTGAGGCGAGTTGAAAGTGCCGAATCCCACCATTCGATTGTTGTTGCAATGGTAGCTTCCGAGTGGGCTTCTTGGGCGGCGTTGGGATCATCGACCACGATGATAGAGCCACCTTCACCGGTAAGAGCCGAGCCAACAGACGTTGAAAGCCGCGAGCCATTCTTGTCATTGTCAAACCGAGTTTTGGTGTTTTGATCACTCGTGAGGCTGAATCTATCCCCCCACATCTTTTGATACCACGGGCTCTCAATCAGGCGACGGCATTTTACGCTGTCACGAAGAGAAAGTTGTTGAGCGTATGAGGCGTGAAGAAACTGGACACCCGGACCAGAGGTAGGGCTGGCCCACGGTTGAGCCCATGTCCATGCGGGGAAGGCAACGGATGTCAGGGTAGACTTGGCACACCGAGGCGGGATGTTGATGATCAGACGCCGGATGTCACCGTCAACCACGGCTTGGAGGTGTTCGGCTACGGCTTCAATCGGCCAGCCTTCAGTAAACTCTGAGGAGTCAATGTACCGCCAAGCGTGTTTGAGAAAGGTGTAGAGGTCGTCCTCACAGTCGGCCCTGTCCAGTTCCATAAGCTGCCGTTCGATATCAATCGACCGACCGTCCAGATCAAGCGTTGTCATTAAAAAATCCCCGTAAGCTTACAAAGTAAACCTTTTTGCTTCCATAGCCAATGGCATGATGGTATATTTAATCATACCGGCTGTCATGAGTATGACGAGGTAGCAGGGTGTAGCGCAGTCTGGTCAGCGCGGCTGCTTTGGAAGCAGTAGGTCGCAGGTTCAAATCCTGCCATCTTGACCATGTGGGGATAGCTTAAAGAGAGCGCCGCGAGCAAACGTCGGAAGGTGTGGGTGATAACCCCACTCCCCACGCTCATTCAAGGGGGAAGCATGGAACCGAGCATCAGCCTAGAGACTGCCAAGGCGATTGTGGCAGACAAGCCAGCACCGCGAGTGACTGAGGACAGCATCCGTGCCAAAATAGACTTTGTCAGTTACGAACTTCTGGCTGTTGGCCCTGCCATGTTGACCATGTGCTTCATCCGCATGGCAAACGGGTTTGTTTTTATTGGCAAGGCGGCTCCGGCCCATTCGGCAAACTTTGACCGACAAGTCGGCGAACGATACGCTTATGAGGACGCTTTCAAGCAAATCTGGTCCCATGAGGGGTACCTGTTGCGGGAAAAACTGTCACAGGATTGAACCCGGCTGGTAGAGTCCGGGGGTAAGAGCCTGTGTAGCCCAACGGCAGAGGCAGGAGACTTGATTTTTTTTATGTTTGCATATAATGTATTTTTAGGAGCAAATCATGACTGACGAAGAATTCATCGTAGCCGTTCAAAGTTGCAAAACTATGTTACAGGCGGCAGAGTGCGTTGGCATGAAGTTTAACTCTTTTAAGAGAAAGGCAAAATTGCTTAATTGCTATAAACCCAATCAAGGAGGTAAAGGAAAGGTTAAAAAATGGATGAGCGATAGAACTATTTTACTAGAAGAAATATTAAATGGGAAACATCCACAGTATCAAACGTATAAACTTAAAAATAGATTGTTTAAAAATGGTTTGAAAAAAAATATATGCGATATTTGTGGAATATATTCTTGGAACGGAAAAAATATAATGTGCGAAATGGACCATATTGATGGGAATAGTACTAATCATATGCTTGATAACTTGCGTATACTGTGCCCTAATTGTCACTCTCAAACAGAAACATTTCGTTATAAACGCGGACGTGGTGAAACTGGTAAACACAAGGTGCTTAAAACGCCTAAGGCTGTTGGTTCGAGTCCGACCGTCCGCACCAAAATCTCTACAGTGTGGGTTCGAGTCCCACCACAGGCACCATTCGGGAGTGGCGCAACTGGTGGCGCAGGGGACTTTGAATCCCAAGGTTGAAGGTTCGAGCCCTTCCTCCCGAACCAAATTAGGGGATGTCATATGGCAGATTGGCAACCAATAGAGTCCGCGCCAAAAGACGGGACTTGGATTTTGGTCACAGGGTTTCGCCTTGGCAAGGAAAAGACAGTTAGTCACCGGTTTGCCGTTGTGGCGTATTTTCTTCTTACCGAGCGCCGCCCTGAGTTGGGTGGGTACTGGTTCTTTGGATCAAAGGACAACCAGATCGTTAAGGACCCCACGCACTGGATGTTGTTGCCGGAAGAACCGAGAAGGCAGGAGCCGATCAATGAATGACGATAACGCCTCCCTGCTGGACGAGTTGGACGTAGCGGACTTCAATGACGCCATAGCGCAGAGGGTCGTCGCGTTCGTTTTATTGGCACGGTTTGCAGAGAAAGTGTCAGATGGAACGGTTCAAGAGATTACCCTTTCCATGATGAGGAAGGTTGTTATGTCCATCAAGACGCCATCAACGGCAGATTTAAAAGTTGTTTAACTCGATCAAAACAAAGGATGCTTCAAATGAGTTTAACCAGACGTTTTGTTTTAACAGGGTTAATTGCCGCCCCGGCGGTAATTGCTATGGCGCGGTTAATGCCGGTCCAATCTATTATCAAACCATATGCCACAGTATGGGGTGTGGGTTGGGACCTAGAGGTTATTGAGCATCAGATATGGGAACCAATGTCGGTGGCTCAGTTTGGTGGAACCAATGCTATTGACCAGTTCAGGGAGGTTACGCAGTGGGTATACGGGTTTCCCGTAGATACCTCAAGCCAACCTCCGTTAAGTCACTGGCATTCCGTGCCAAAAAAGAACCGGAACCCGATGCTGGCCCCACGGAAGTTTGACGAGCCACCGGTTGTTTTGGAAACCGGGTACACCACGATTGCAAGTTTTGAGTCCCTGCGTCATTGGCGCGGAGCCCAGCGTTCTGACCTAGGCGAGCTTAACAGCCAAAGGTGGGTCCAAGAGCAACTTGCTGGGGAACGGAAGTACAAAGGGTGTGTATGACATCTCACGCACCTGACATGGAAGATTCTGTCATCGGCTGGCTGATTGCGTTGTGGCGCGGATGCTGATGTGCTATGGTGGTTGGGTTGGATTGGGAAGTGCAACAAACAAACTTAAGCCGTCAGGGGAGAAATCCTTTGGCGGCTTTTTGTTGGCACGGGTAAAGGGGACCCAAAGGAGGCATCCCTTACAGGGGACCCATAAGCCAAATACCCTATAGGGGGACCCAAAGAACATAGGGGGGGGTACCTACCTAAGGAGATACAGGGACCCATAGGGCATATACGCATATGGGTAAGTGACGGGGTCCTTGGGGGACCCTTTTTTTATGGGGGGGTATACCTTCAAACGGTTTCTAGGGACCCAAAGGTTTGGGTAGGAAATTTGTAGATTTTGAGGATGTTTGAGAGAGGGGCTTGGAGTCTCATAGCCCACCGGCCCTTCCTATACAGCCCCCTACGGTGGTTGTGGGCGAGGTACCCCAAAGCGGTTTGTCACACCCGGAATGGTTTGCCAGACCCAGAATGAGCCCCGGAATAGGCACAGCACGCTGTCATGGGTTGTCACACCCACAATGGGCACGAATCCCGCCCACTATGGCACGCCACGCCCCACAATGGGTTTGTCACACCGGATTGAGCCCCACTATGAGTCTGGCACCACGCCATAGTTTGTCACACTTACAATGGGCATGACAACTTAGAACGGTGGCAAGAACCCAGATTTGTCATGACAACCCACAATGGGCATGACAGCTTTCCGTGACAGGTATCGGCTCGATTTGGGCACAGACAATCAAAACGGTCATGACAAACCAAACTAGAGTTTGTCACCCGTCTTTGGCACGGACGCCCACTATGAGTCAGGCCGGACGTTTCGTTCGTTATAAAGAACAAAAACCCGTGATTTCCGAGACTGAGCGCCAAAACCCAAAACAGGCACACTGATTCTAAACGAGTTTCTTCGCCCGCCGTTCGGTATAAAGAACGATAACGGGTGACAGCACCCAACATGAGCCTTTGCTCATAGTGAGCATGACGGCGCTTGACGGGTTTCCGTGCCAAAAAGAACCCGCTCTCACCCACAACGGGCATCCCCTAGGAAGCCGATCCTGTTATGCAAACCATGCCATATTGTCATACTAGGACAGAATGCCATGCCCTAGAGGGAAACGCCGTCACGACATAGGCTAACAATCTCAGGCACTTAGGATGCCAGACCTACGCTCGGACTGGGCGCAACGTGAACAAATGCGGAACATTGTTTTTTAGGTGTCTGGGTAGCTCGAAAGCATCCTGCCCGTGTAGGCCCCCTTAGAACGCGTTCTAGGGCATACGACCTAAGTCTATGATTTTATGAGTCTTTAGCCCCATTTTGGGCAGATAACAGCAATTGCCGGAGACTGTCACGCTGGCCAGCATCCAGAGCGCGGGCATCGATGTTTAGCGTATTGTTGTTGATTGTAACAGGATTTGCACCTAGTTGTTCCATCCTGTCACTGTAGACTTTGGGGTTTAGCTTTCCTGCCATGCGGAAACGTGTATCGATACGCAATTTGGCACGTTGTACGTTGGTATTGTTGGGGGTTCCTTCTTTGTCTATGTCGCCCGTAGCTTCGTCGGCAATGGCAAGACATTCGTCGAAAATAGCGTGTGCCATGATATCGCGCGCGCGGGCATAGCCTTCTGCAAAAACAGGTTGCGCCGCTATCCACTGAAACACAGTCGACACTCCGGGCATTCCCTTTCCCTCACATACGCTTGCAAGGCTTTCACCTCTTGCCAATCGCTCGCATATCATTTCACCCATATCGGCATTGTACGTTGTGGGCCGTCCCTTCTTTGGCCTTTCCATCAATGCCTTGCCCCTATCCTGTATCGCCTTACGTGCTGCCCGCTCTTCTATAAGCATGAAAGCCGACGCTGCATCCCTTCGCTCATCTTTGGTTCCTTTGCCCATTGCGAGCTTCAACGCTTCATCTTGACTTTCCGTGCCAATAACGGGTGCGGAATTCTTAACCTTCGCCTTGTTTGCCATGCTAACCCCCTGAAAACATTAGACAAATAAATCATAGCACGAATATCGAAAGGTTGCGCTGGCATCTTGCCATGTCTCGTTTGATTTGCTATTGTCACGGGTGCGCGACTACCGCGCATGATTCGCCCAAAATGGGTATGTAACTAAACAGGTGACAAATGGCATATGACGCCCCCTATGCTTTCAATGCGGAACAAAAACAAGCTTTCCGCGCCGCAATAACAAGCCACGAAGGATGGAAAGAATATCGGAAAAGACACGATATCAATTCAGCCTCTTTTAGCGTCGCGGACATGATACACGCGGCGCATGTTT